AAAAGAAGATTGGCTGCTGGCGAAGATGTAAATGCGCACGGGACACGAGTTGCGCCTCCTCCACCACCCAAGACTGCTGCTCCAGTTACTACTCCCGAGTTTAGAAAGCCACCTGGTGTTTTTAATAAGTATGTCCCAAAAGCCGTTGGGGCAACTGCAGAAGTATTAACGTACGTAGCTGCTTATGAACTTTTAAAAGACACGATAGTCACTATAATAGAGATTGCAACGCTAGCTGCGGATAAAGATCCGAATTTAAAAGACGATTCTATAAAGAAAATAGCAATACTTACTAGAGAGTATGGACTAGCTGCAGTTGGGTTTACAGTAGCTATAGTTGTAGATAGTTTAATAGGAACATTAGTAGGCGCGGCTGCTGGAGCCGGTGTCGGTGCTTTAGCAGGACTAATTGCTGGTTTACTAGCCGCTATGACGTCGGTGGAGATTGTAAATCACTTCTCTAGTGAAGAGGATATGGTAAACTGGATTATAATTAGTATAAAGAAAGCTCTAGTCGCAGCAGGTCTGGGTGATAGTAATGATGAAGAGGATATTAGAAAATACTCAGAGGCTTTAGGCAAAGAATTAAATGATGTAAAGAATTTAAAGAGAGAAGACTTCGTTCCTAATGATCCTCTAGAAGGACCAGGAGGTGAGAACTATCGATACTTCCGTGAAGGTGGTATATCGGATGGTCCCGAGAGTGGATATACAGCTACTCTTCACGGAAAAGAGCTTATCATACCTCTTGAGGCAGATGGATCACTATCGCTTAGAAGCTTAGAGTTCAATGCAAGAAATATAGAGTTTAATGCTAAATCTTACATATTCGATACAGGAAATGACAATTTAAATAATCCTATAGGAGGTAGCACCGGGGGAACACCAGGTAGTTTTTCTGGCGGATCGACAGGTGGAATGTCAGGGCTAGGTAGAATATCAGCATCAATAAACAATAGCGGAGGTATAACACCTCAGTCTGGAATATCCCCGGGGACTACACCATCTAGTGGAGGGGGTGGTATGACCCCAATTGACACAAATATAAAGAGCACTCCATTTAGTGGCAGTCAGGGCGACTTCTATAGCAAGATGTATAACTCAGTTTTTGCAGCGGCTAAAGCTAAGGGACTTCCTAATCCTGAAGTCATAGCACAGCTCGGAGCGTCTCAGAGTGCCGTAGAGACTGGTTACGGTCAGCATATGGTTGGCAATAATGCTTTTGGAATCAAGGGTCAGGGAACCGCTGGAACTGTTCAAGCAATGACATCAGAGGTTATTGGCGGGCAAACAGCTGGAATGTCACAGGGATTTGCCGCTTATAATAGTATTGAGGAGTCTGCGGCTGGTTATGTAGACTTTATATCAAATAATCCTAGATATAAAAACGTACTGGCAGCTACAGATATTAGCAGCGCTGCTATGGCTATAGCAGCTGCCGGATACGCTACAGACCCTAACTATGCACAAAAGATATACAATATAGCTAATAAATCCGGAACACTAGTAGCTTCAAATCAAGGAAATGGTAGTATCATGAATAGCGCTGCTGCAGCCGATGTCGTGTACAAAGCTAAACAACAGCAGAGTAGAGGTGGTGATAAAACAGCTGATTTTAGTTTAAAGGATACAACGAGTGGAGAATCTAAGATTCCTGAAACTACTTTTATCTGGCAGGATATGCCATTAACTGAGAGACTAATCGGCGTAACTCATTCATAAAAAAAAATGGGGAGCCGAAGCTCCCCAGTGTCCTAGGCGATAAAGGAACAAATCACCTAGCTAAGCTCTTAAAGAACTCCAACCCATCATCGTCATCGTCGTCTGATATAGGAGCAGGCGCAGACTTAAATGCTGGAGCAGACGTCTCAGGCGCGTCATAGTCATCACCGAGAGAAGGTGCAGCCTTAGCGCGGGCGGCTGCTGGAGTCATACCGAGTGTTGAGTCGTCACGACCAAGCACCTTGTTTAACTTAGCCTTGAGCTCATCATAAGACTTAAAGTTCTTGGGGTCAAGGAACTCTTGTAGAGAGTGTTCCTGCTTCCAGATAGACTCCATCTCACTGTCGTCAGCGAGAGGGCCCGGCTTAGCAAACTCAGACTTATCGTAGTTGCGATAGCTCTCGACATTACGGATCTTAAGCTTGAAGTTAGCACCAGCCCATAAGTCGAATGGATTCATTGCGTCCTCGTCAGCAAACTCAGGGTTCATAGCCTCGTTGAGCTTATCAAAGATCTTCTTGCCATACTTGAACAAGAACACCTTGCCTTCGTTCTCTGGATTCTGCTGGTCAGTAATGACATAGACGTTAGAGATAAAGTTGAGCTTACGCTTCTGTGCGCGAGCTATCTCTTTGTCTGAGTCGAGTCCTGAGTTCCAGAGCTGAGAATTAAGTTCACCGACTGGGTCTTGTTTGCCGAGTGTCGTAAGGGAATTCTCGATGTACCATGAACCGGTTGGACCCTTAAATCCGTGCTCGAAGAGGCGAACGAATGGCATATCCTCGCCCTGAGGAGGTGGTAAGAAGCGGATAACTGCATAGCCGTTGCCTGCCTTATCTACGTTAGGGTACCAGAAGCGGTCATCTTTGCGGTTCTCTGTTTTACCGCCGGTTTGGAGCTTTGTTAGCTCTGCGGTAAGACGCTCGAGTGACGACTTACCTGAATTTGATTTAAGTTGACTAAAGTCCATATGTATTCTCCGTATTAATAATATTGATCGTATTTTACTGTTTGAGCCGTATAGCGCTCAAACTTATTTATCTTTCCTGGAGTCGAGATATTTCATATAAAGCCCGCGCTCGCGCCCGTAAGCCTCAATCTCCCAAGGAAGGAACCAGTAGTCTATCTCGTCGCGATCATAGATCTTTCCATTAAAGCGACACTTCGAACCACGCGAGTAGTCAAATAATTCATTCTTAGCGAACTGCTTAAGATGAACCATCTCATGAGCTAGTAGTTGCAATAGATCTTCAGCTTTTAGAGAAGGTCTTACTACTATCTCAAATATGCGAGGTGACTTATTATTATCCATCCAGTCACAGTATCCATCAATACCTTTAGCTAGATGCTTCTTAGATAGGATAATCTTTAGCTCTATCTGTGAGCTAATTTTTTCTGATAAAAGGTACTCAGCATAGAGCTCAGCTGCTCTACGTATATCCTTTTTCTTAAGATGCTTTGCCTTGCCTTTGATCTCTATCAACATGTATATCTCCTCAATCTTAATATATCATGCTGCTATAGATATGTACACTAGAAAGGTAGGCTAACAGTTTTTTTCATGAAGTTGAGCTCCTCGGCTTCCATGAGTATCTTTGACTTAAAGACTGGATCTTTCTTAATGATAGAGGCGACATACTCCACCTCGACATTGTTCTTCTCACACCAGAAGACAACCGCATCGATGTACTCGACATTAGTCTTGCGTCTCATGGTGTCAATATCTTCCATGAACTTAGATAGATCGAAAGTTACCTTCATGTCATTCCTTTAAATTTGGTGGGGCCACCAGGACTCGAACCTGGAACCAGACCGTGTATTTGGTGGACCGAGTAGGATTCGAACCTACGATCGCACTGTTATGAGCAGTGAGCCTTACCGCTTGGCTATCAGTCCATTAATTTCTTTTTTCTCCAAGTCTCTCTAGCTCATCTATGAGCTCATAGTCATCGATTTCGTCTAGATCAAAATCAACATCAGTAGTAATAGTCGGCATAACTATCTCCTAGAATTTGGTAGGGGTGGAGGGATTCGAACCCCCTCGAGAACGCTAATCTGGCGCTGAAAGGCTTATAAGGCCTCCCTGTGTACCAACACCCACCCCCAATATTATTTAACCATAATATCGTCACCAATGACTACTGCGTCAAGATCAGAGTCCTTGAACAGTGTCTTAGCATCTTCCATGTAGCCGGCAATAGGCTTACCATCAACGTTCAAGCTTGTATTGAGCAGCATAGGGATACCAGTCTTCTCGCGGAACTTATCAATGATGGAATGGTAAACAGAGTACTGTGCATCCTCATTGACTGTCTGGATGCGGCAGGTCTTGTCAACGTGTTGAATTGAAGGGAAGTCATCGCTGAGGCAATCGACGACGTGGAGCATGTAGGGAGACTCGTAGTCGACGTCGAAGTGCTGTCCAGCATATTTTGCGAGTACGGATGCCCCAAAAGGTCGATATGGTTCACGCTTCTTTACCTTTGTATTAAGGATGTCCTTACCGTCCTTGATAGATGGATCCATCAAGATCGAGCGATTGCCAAGGGCGCGAGGGCCGATCTCACCATTGCCCTGATACCAACCAACGATCTTACCCTGTGCTAGAAGCTCAGCGGTCTTGTCGATAGTAGCAGCAGAAGGCGTAGACGAAGGTGCCTCGTCGGATTGCCAGTAAGGGAAGTTAGAGTTGTCAAACAGATCTTGCTTAAACAACTGGCGAAGGAACTCAACACCACCAAGCGACAAGCCACCATCATAGCAGTGTGGAGGAATGTGAGAGTTAGGGAAAGCTTCCTTGATCTTCGTGTTGATGACGGTATTCTGTGCGGTGCCGCCCGAGTAAGTGATGACATCATCACGCTTAGCGAACTGACGGAAGTACTGTGGCATCTTCTCTTCGCCAAACACGTGCAAGAGATATGCTAGGTTAATGAGCTGCTGCTGCTCACTAGGAAGAGGATCGATAAATCCTTGAAGTTGCTTGGAGATCTCAATGAAGTGGTTGAGGTTGCGCAGGCCAAGATACTTAGCAAGGTTCATAGCATCAAATGACAGCTGGTCAGGAACCTGGTGATATGACTTGAGAGCCATAACCTTACCAGAGATGTCGAGAACCATTCCCTTCATGCCATAGTTTTGACCGATGTGCTCGAGAATGACAGAGATGCCAAGGTTCTGCGAGCGATCGATGAAGTCGACAAGGTCGTTATCTTGGAACACTGCAGTGTTACGAGCGTGGTCACCTAGACCATCGACGACAAAGTGAGTGCGCACGTCTTGTACATTTACAAGCGGCCAGCAACTCATCATGTGTGCGTAGTGGTGATCGATCTTAAAGACTTGACAGTTGAACTGTGCCCAGAATGGGTTCTTCTCTTTGTCGATAACGTAATACATCTCATTGAGAGCGATGTCGCGATCGAGCTTATGATGGGCGTTGTCATTGACTAGAGCGATGCCGTTGAGATCGCGGAATTCAATACCCCAGATACGCTGAGCTTCTTTAAGTAAGAACTCCATCTGGTCGCCTTCCTCGTGGCCCCAGTTGTAGTGCTTCTTTTGATAGTTACGCTCGAACTTGATGTACCTTACGGTCTTGCCATCAGAGTAGGAGATATTGCAGTCATGTCCATCGCGAATGCTCAAGAACTTCATAAGGTATCCTTTCACTTTATCTTATATTTTTTGTCGATCTCCTTGACGCGCTGATCAAGGTAATCCATAATGATGCGTGTTAAATTATCAGGTTCTGGGTACTTAACTCTTAAGTTTGACAACTCATCAAGAAAACATGTCTTCTTTAAGACATCGACGGAGTAGTTACTCAAGTCATTCATACCCAGAACTCCACATTGGTGATCTCAGTTGGACTCTAACCAACGACCTGCCGCTTAGAAGGCGGCTGCTCTATACAGCTGAGCTATGAGACCATTACTTTTTGTCAATGAAGGCTTTTAAATCCTCTGCTAAAAGGATAATGTCACTCTTAGTAGGATATTTTAATTGATTTACCGCATCGTTCCGAGCTGGTGAATTTTCTTGTGTTGACTCTCGTATGCGCTCTAAGGCTGCATAATACTCGCCAGTTAGCTGGCTCATCGCATAGTTGAGAAGATCAAAACGAATCTCGTAAGGTGTCTTTGTCATGGTAGTCTCCTGTGTTTGTTGTTTGTGTGAAGTGCAACTTTTCTGTTTCGAGGTAAGTTGCCAACCCAAGAAATTATGCCGCTAGGCGCATTTCAATAGGTGAATTATCGTTTGCAGATAACTTATTTATGCAGCTGTCTCGGTCCGCCTTTAACACACCTGTCGATCCTAATTTTCTGGCCCATCAAAGATACACACCCAGCCGGAATGTCCCGCTACCGCCGAACAACTAGGGACTTCAACCCTCGTATGTATCCATGGTGGACCAGCCGGGTACCGCCCCCGGGTCCAGTATGTCTATTCTGCTTTCGTCATCAACAACAGCATATATTATTTATACCATAGAGTGTGATATTTTGTACACACTTATTTTACAATTTCGAGGTGATCGTCTACAACTTTAAACTTAACAATATTGTAGTCACCGAAGTCGTCACCACCGTAGCGGAAGTAGTCGCGACCGCCATCTACATATGCTCCATTCTTTCCTGCACGATAGTCGTGCCTATAGCGAGAGTATACCACCTCGCCCTCTGCCTCTAGGCCTGTAAACTCCTCGTCGATGATCGATGGACCTGCATCAGTGATGTAAGAGGTTCCTTTTTGGTCAAAGTATATTGCGAAGTAGTTAGAACCACCTGGATACGCCTCGTCTTGATAGAATACAGCTGCAGGGAAGTTTGCCCACCCGCCCCCACGGGCACGAAGGCACGTCTCGAAAACGTACGTAGCCTTGTACTGTTCCTCGATCTTAGCGATGTTCTCTGGCTTGATAAAGCTACACTCGTTTAGTATGTTCATTTGATCACCTTTAGTAGGATAGTGTTCTCGTTGATACGACCGTTGACGTCATTCTTCATCTCATCGATGAGTCGCTTGACGACGATCTTGCCGCCCTTAAGTACAGTCTCCAGACGCTCTTGAGTCTTACGACCTATTTGAATAGCCTTAGAGCTTGACTCATCAAAATTAGTAATGGTAGTGCCGCGAACACTGAGACCAGCGGGACCCATAGCATTATAAACACTA